AGTCTAGTAAATCTATCATATAATGAATTAGATTCTAAACTACCATATTTTTGGATGCGGTCAACATCCATCACTTTTAGTTGTTTTCCTCCTACGTTTCGAATAATAACGTCATTAGAAAATAATCTTCTTAATCGTGTAAATAAGCTAGTATCTGCCATATTTATTGTTTATTGTGTGTGTATAAATATTTAACCTAAGAGCCAAGACAAATCTTCATCTTTTCCATTTACTTTCCATTTATAAGCGTCTTTAGGATTATTGATTTGAGTTGTGCTAAAGAAAGGATTATATGAAGCTTTTGAAGTACTATTAAGCATAGCCCGAGTTAAATCAACACCGTGCTGAGCAAATTTTAATGCAGTATCTCGTACATAACATGCAGTAGCTATAGACATAATTAGGTCATCATTATACCCAGTTTGGGCTTCTGGTCTTCCATTTTTCCAAACAAATGTTCTTAGTTCATCTAATGTACGCCTTGATTGGATTTGTATACTTTGTTCTTTAACGTATGCATCTAATTTAGCAATTGTTAAAGGTCGAGTGCGTAAAGACATTGTAAATCCGGGTACCATTTTTGATTTATCTATTAAATCATACCCTTTAGCAATATATGCTTCAGCATCGCGAGTAAATTTTTCGTCTTTAGGGCTATAATATAAATTTTCATAACCCATGTCAATTACTTCTTGTATAGCAGCCCAACCAATATTAGCATTTTCAATTACAAGTAATGCTTTATTATATTCAGTTGCTATATTATATAATATTCTACCAAAATCTTTAGTCGGTACTTGGTCTTTAAATTCAGCTACTTGTGTACAATTTTCAATGTCTATAATATGGAATGCTGAATAGTCTTTAGAATCACCTCTAGCTACGTCAGCTACAACCATATATTGTCTTGTATAGTCTGGGTATTCCCAAACCCATAAACTACTATTCATACCACGTTTTTCTAGTGGATCTTTTAATGTTGTAGTTTCTATATAATTAAGTAATTCAGGTGGAAATACTGTATCACCTGAGGTTGTAAAATCGCAATCACATTCTTGTGCTGCCATTCTATCCCCTAATTCATCATCTTGTCTATCTCTCCAATCTTGGTTTCTTTCAGGGTGTACAGACCAAGGTAATCTAATAGGTGTAAAACCACTAGTACCATCTTGTGCTTTAGTCCATTGTCTATGAAACCAGTTACCAGTACCATTAGGTGTAGACAATATTATTGCTCTACCACCCGTTGCAAGTGTTTGTTGTGCTGAACCCCAAATTTCTTCAATTCGATTTTCTTCAATAAATGCAGCCTCATCAATTACTAGAAGTGAAATTGCTTCTGATCTACCAGCATCGCCTGCTGCAGATACTGCTTTAATTTGAGATCCATTTTTAAGTCGTAATGATAGTCGGTTATTTTCTACTGTTGGTAATTTCAACCAACTAGGTAATTGATCGTACATAAATCGTACTTTAGTTACTAGGTTTTTAGCTGTCTCTTGTTTTGTTGCTATTACAAGGATGTTTTTATCTTTTTGAAATAACATCATGTGTAAAGCTATACCTGCTGAGAGTGTCGAAATACCAAGCTGTCTTGATTTTAAAATTACTGACTTATCGTGTTTACTTAATAAACCTAATACTTTTTCTTGGAATGGGTATAGGTTAAACTGTGTTCTACCTCTTGTTGGGTGTTGAATCCAACAATATTTTTTCATAAAGTAAACAGGATCGCTTGCTGATTTGACAAATTCCTGCTTTATAATTGCTTTAATGTCTGCCATCGTATATACGTAGCTAAAAAGAAAGGGGACCTAAGTCCCCTTAATTTTAATATACAATTGACTTAACCTTTAAGGTTAGCTAATTTTTGCATACGCTTAACTGATTCGTTAAGCTTAAAGTTATCTTCTTCTAACTCAACTTCATCAATAGCTGCGTCAATAGCATCTTCAGCTACTGGTGCTTCTTCATCCATTACTTTGCCTCCGTCTTCATCATAGTTTTTAGGTAAAGCCATTTTTTTCATTTTACCATATTCTTTTTGAAGCTTAGCTTTAGCTCTTTCAAGTTCTTTCAGTTGTTTACGAACTTCTTTAACAGCATTCTTATCCATCATATCTCTAAACTCGTTATCTTCGTCAATACGAGTTAAACGGCCTTGAGTTTCTTCGATCATTTCATCGATTGCTGCCATTTTAGTTTCAAGGGCTGCTCTGCGTCCTTGGTTTTCAATTTCTTTCATCTTTTTAGCTAATGGGTTTTTAGCTTCTTTGATTACTTTTTTAATGTATTTTTCTAGTTCACTCATAGTGTTGTTGTTTTCTGCTAATGGGTCACTTAGGTCAATATCGCCTCCTAAGCCTAAGGCATCTAAGTCAGCCATTGGATCGTCTGACAAATCAAATTCTGCGTCTCTTCTCTTTCTACCTCTAGTTTCAGGAGCATTTGGATCACGAGTTGGTTCCATTGCTTTTTTAAGCTGAGAAGTTAATGTAATTAAACCTTTCATTTCAAGCGCTTTTAAGAACTTATTCGCTTGGGCAGGGCTATTATATGAAGTAGCAGCAATTATGTCCTTAGAAGTAAAGCCCTCAGGCTTAAGCATTGCTGTAGCTAGGGCTTTCATTTCTTCTGGAGTAAAACGCTTTTTAGGGCGCTTTTGTCCTGGTGATTTATATGTTTTAAGAACATCATTTACACGTTGCATAAATTGAAGTACATCTTTCATACTAGCATTTTGGCTAAGTTTAAAGATGTTAGATGTACGAGCCATTTCTTCTAAACCTTCTTCTTCTACAAAGCTAGGTTTACCAAATATAGCATCTTGTTCATCATTAAAATCTCTTGCCATTTCCATTTCATCCTCAAGAGAAAAATCTTCATCTTCAGGACGTGAATCAGCGGCTAGTTTTTCCGGGGAAGCCATTTCATTTATAGCGGCTTCAATTTCTTCAAGTATAATTTGTTTAATGTCGTTTTTATTCATTTCGCGCAAAATGTAGTGTTAACAACAATAAATATATAAAAATTAGTCAGGCAGTGTATAGTTCATAGTATTTATTAAAACTATAGTACCTATAAATCCTCCTGCTACGCCTACCCACGGTCTATTATACCACTTATCAACTTTATCTAAACGATAAATGTATAAATCGATTTCTTCGTTTAATAATTTTATTTCTTGGTCCTTATATAGGATTATAAGACTATCTTGTTTAGCTAATTGTTCATGTAATTTAATTTCAAATTCTAATTCTTGAATTAAAACTGCTTTAGCTGAATCTTGTATTTCAAGAGTGTCAAGGGCAAGAAAAAATTCCTCTAATTCATCTGCAGGGATTTTTAAAGTATCTTGTTGAGCATAAAAAGCACTAGATAAACCTAAGAATAAAATTAGCAATAAGTTTTTCATTTTTTTCTTCTATATTTTTTCTTAAAATCACCAGTTACTTTTTTAGCATTACTGGTGTTTTTAACCTGTGTTTTTGCTTTAGCAACTTTTTTCTTTTGTGTATTAATTGCTTTTTTAGTTTCAGCACGTTGTGCTTCTACTTTTTTAGTCTTAGTTCGCACAGTTTTAATTTTATTTTGGTTTTCTTTAACCTTCTTAGTGTGTTCTGATTTCTTTTTATTTTGAGTAGAAGCTACTGCCGCCGCACCACCTAGCATTGCAAGTAATCCTACTATCCATTTCCATATTTTCATGATTAGAATGTTACTGTTTTTAATATTTGTTTAATTCGTTCTTCTGTAGAACCTTTAATTGTAAAATAAAAGGGTCTATGTTTTTTTAATAGGTTTTGAATACATACATCAATTTCGTTTCTATATTCTAAATTAGTTTCTCTTACACCATTATCTTCCATATCCATACCTTCTGGAGAGATATAAAACATATAATCATATTGATAGATAAAACGTTTAGCATATTCTTCAAAAGCATCCCCATCAACTATACTAGTTTTTCTAGCACATTTAGTAAATGCCATTACATCTATAATAGTTCTATCTGTAACTATATTAGGTTGCATTAATTCACTTACACGTTCTGCAAGAAATATTGTTTGTCCCTCTATAGTTGTTTCATGATTAAGAGGAATACCTAAAGAATTAAGATATGCACTACGTTCAGTAGCAAAATTATAATTTTTTAATTCAGGAATTTCCTGAAGTGCCTTAACTAGTGTAGTTTTGCCTACACTCATTGTTCCACAAAAACCTATTTTCATTATCCTGCGTTTCTACCTTTAAATCTTGGGTCTTTATACCATGGCAAACCCTTACCATCTCTTTTTCTTTCTTTCCATTCTTCTTCAGAATATTGAATGCCATAAATATAATATTCTCTCTTACGATTATCACCCTCGGGTATAAGAGCTGGTCCCTCCCAATTATGAAGTTTATTATCCCAAAGATAAGCTATAGTACCATTTGGTGATTTTAGTTTTCTAGATTTAGGAAAATCTTCTACACCTCGAAGTCGATTTTGTTCTTGTATTAATCGATTTTCTTTAAATTTTTTATCTTCTTTACTCATTATTTAAAATTGATTCTGCAACATATGTACCTTGTGCTCCACTTACTGTAATACCCCTTGCTGAAAGAGCATCGCCTACAAAGTGAACATTTGGTATTGTTTTAAGTGATAAATTATTATAATCTACAAGTGGTTCTGGTGATAAATATTTTACTTCGGGCATATAAACACCCCAATCGTTACCTAATGTAGGAAATACTTTAGTCATATCTTCAATAAAATCTTCAATATAAACAGCATTATCACCAATAGCATCATATAGTGGATCTAAACTATTTATAATTTCAGTTTTAACATATTCACCCTCACTTGTTTTTGATGGTACTCTATGGCTAGGTGAATAATAAGTACCAGTACCATTAACTTGAAGTTTTTTAACTGCTTCACGTGACCAATCAAACGGTTTATCAATGCCTCTAATTTCCATTAAAATACCAAAATTAGTCATATCATTGCGATATGCTTCATCTTTTTTAGCATGACCATTATAGCTGTGATCACCATATGTTTCCTCTACAGCTACATAAGCAGCATTATTATTAGTACAAAACGATCTTAATGATACACCTTTATCTTCAAATTTACGATATAATTTAAAATCATAACTAATATCAATTAATTTTTGAAAGTGTTTTTGTGGTGCTTCAAAGCGTACACCAATTTGTACTGGTTTTGCTTCAGTAGGTAAATCATATTGTTCAGCAAGTGCTTTACCAAAATCAATGCCCGATTTACCTACACCAAATATTAGGCGATCATAACAAGTAACATGTTTTAGTCTCTTTTCATTTAATACAGAAAAAGATCTTACTTCTTGGTGGTCAAAATTTATGTGTTCTACTTTTTCATTCCATATAAATTTAACACCTTTATTACAAAGATAATCATACCAATTTTTACCAATTTCATGTAGATAATCTGTACCTACGTGCCATACTGGAAATAAACGTAATCCAAAATATGGTTTAATAAATTCAGGTTCTGCAACGGGATTTGAACACTGCACTGCTTCTGGTTTAGGGTGGAATCGTTTAAAATTCTCAATTACCTCGTTAAATAACGACATAGCTTTATCTTCACCACAGTATTTAGACATGTGACCCCCAATTGAAGTATGATATGTTAACTTGCCGTCACTCCAACCTCCTGCGCCCATAAATCCAGTCATTACTTCTTCTGGTTTACGTTTATAGGGATCATTACCCATATCAATAATGGTAATTGAATCACCAGGATAACCATTATCTACTAATTTAGTTGCAGCGTTTACGCCCGCTACTCCGGCTCCGATTATTACTATTTTTTCCATTGTTTAATCTTAACTATTAAATATACGAAAATAAAGTGTGGCCTCCAAATGGAGGCCACAGCTCTCAGTTTAATTTTTTTCGACTGGCTATGAATCAGTCTATACGTTGTTACATATATTATTCTTGTTGATACTTAAAATTATCTTCAAAATCTCTCATAAGCATATTACCTTTTAAATATGCTTCCATTTCCATTTTTCTTAAATGCTCATCATTTTGTGCATATTGTGGATCACTAGAATCACCCAAATTTAAATCACCACGTTCATTTTGTACATGATGAATTAATTCATGAGCAAATGATCTAAGTATATCTTTAGGATGACGACCTGTTGTAAACAATACAATTTTTAATTCTGAGGGGTCATAAAAAGCGGTTCTACCTAAAGTCATAGCACCATTTTCTTGATCTTGCCTAAGGATAAGTTTAGGAGTAGTACGGATATTATACTTTTTAACTGCATCCTGATAAATACCTGCAGCTGCTTGTTGAAATTTTGGGTTATTATTCATTATGTTTCAGGTTCTTCTGCTGGTTCTTCTTCTGCTGGTTCTTCTACAGGTATATCTGGTTCAGCCGCTGATATATCTGTTTCGGCTTCTTCATCATCCTTTTTAATACTACCTTTTTTCATTAGCTTTTCAAGCTCATATTTAGCACCATTAATATCATCTTCTCTATCTAAATCAAATAAAATACGGTTAATATCAGCCTGCATATAGTCACTATTATCTATTAAATTAAACGATTGACCATTATCTAAAAAACATTTAAAAATTGGTTTAGGGGCTTTAAGAATTTTAACATCCACTATAGCCGAAGGTGGAATACCTAAAGTACCAGGACCTAAGGCATCATATGCACCTGGTGATAGTTGACGTAA